GTCATCGAGCGCCCACGCCATACACCACGCGTCCGTATCCGGGTGGCGGGCGTAGTTCTCCAACCCTGCCGTCGTGAGTTCCACCGTGGATCGCGTTTCGAAGTCGATGTGGATGTGCATGAATAAAAATGCCCTCACGATATTCTGGTGAGGGCGTTTTCTCCTTATCCGAAAATGTTCTTGGGATCCCCGCCCTCAGAGGCACCGCCCTCTTCGGCCACGGGTTCGAAGTCACTCTGCGGCGTGGTGCGGCCACCTAATGGTTGACCCTCGCCCAACTTCTGGACGTGCTGCAACCCAAACGAAATGCCCTTATTGCCCTTGTTGTCATAGGCAAAGGCGCGCACAGACGCACGGGCATAACAGCCGGGGTAGAACAACCGTTCCTCGATGATGTCACTCACAGACGCATCCACCAAGCCCGGTCGTTGCTTCGAGGTCGCGGTGATAAACATCGCGCCCTTCTCGTAGCCTTCCACGTCCTTCTCACCCTGATCACGGAACGGATTGCGCCAATTCTTCGGCCACTTGCTGACGTCTTCGCCCCACTTTTCCTTGCCCGCCCGCATCGCCTCTGCTTTCAGAGCCGTGAGATCCGCGCTCTTATCAAAGAGCATCGTGATCGAAAATTTGGGCTCCTGTCCCTGCTGCATCGGCGTGTTCGGCCGAAAGATGTAGGGATAGGACACACGGAATTTCGGGGTGATGACATTTTTCGAGGCGACTGCCGTACCCATAAAGCCCTCCTGTTTTTCCACTCGACTCCCAGTTTAGGCGTCGGGAGCATCACGCTGTTCGTCTTCCCACTCTTTCTGCATCTCGGCGGGATCCATCGGCCCGCACTCGGGACACTCCAACATATACACGCGCCGGATCGTCCCCACCCCGATGTCCACCTCATCGGCCTCTTCGACACAGTGCGGATTTCCACACGCGGGGCATTCCATACATCACGCAAACGGATCGACTACGCAAGTTGTTTCGAGAACCGCAAAATCTTCTTTTGCAGTCGTTCTCGTGACCGCTGGACGAGGATCGCTAAGTGGAGCAATGGTGTGTCCACTGGATGATTTGTCAATAAATCCGTCAAGCAAGCCCTTTGCGGTGGGGATAACTTTTTCCATCTGCGCAGGGCTGCGTAACTCTGGGTCAACATAAATTTGGGCATCACTGTAGCCCGCAGCTTTAAGTGTGTTTTTCGCTCCGACTTCATCTCGCCATTTCCTCCTCGGCTTTTTGTCCACCAGTTTGTAACCGGGGATCTCGCGGCCGGCTTCGAGTTCTCCGTAGGCAAATTCATTGACGCGCTTCACCCACGCCTCGATCTTCGGGATGGCGGTCAAGGCTTGGGCGAGTTTATCCGGATCATAGGGAACGGGGGCTAACTCTTGCGTCTTCCCGAAATCCATCTTCGCCACGATCTGGGTTTCTTTGTGCAACTCGGGACAGATGCCGGCCGCAGGGCAGAACCGGCACCAGCCGCCCGCTTTGAACGGGGCGTTGGGTTGCGCGGTCGCACTGGCGTACGCAATGAGATCGTTCTTGAAGTCGAGCAAATCCATCGTGTCGATCGTCCACGAGCGATATTTCCCGTCGCCGCATCGCGGTTGGACTATGCCGAGTTCGATCTTCTCGATCAGTTGGTTGGCTTCGCGATAGGCGCCGAGCCCGTAATACATCAACTGCGAATTCTTGACCGGATCGACATACACGCCCGCGCCATATTTGAAATCGACCACGATCAACAGCTTGTGATCCGGCCAGTAGCACATGAAGTCACACGTCCCAAAGCAACCGGGATACACGGCGGACAAATCAAACCGCTTCTCCACGAGATGCACGGCCCCCGTCTTGTGACGGAAGGAGTCGCAAATACGTACGTATTCTGCGACAGCTTCATACATCTCGGGATCGTCGAGGAGCGCGGGGTTGAACTTGCCGGTGGTCAACCACTCGGCGGCGTAGGCATGGGCCTTTGTGCCTTCCTCTGCGTAGGCGCTCGAGGGCTGGGGTGGAACCGTCGAAATCAGTTTCACCGACCCCGGACAGTTGAACCACCGCTCGCTGGATGAGGCGCCGATCGGACTATGTTCGAGGAGTGGTGTCATTCATTCCCTCCCCACGGTTCGAGCACGTAGGTTTGAAACCACCGCATTTCGCCGTGGTCATCCAGCACCTTCACGCCGTTCGGCCCGACGTTCGCAATCGAGCCGTCCGGCAACCACTCGGTGAGGTCTTGCACGGCAAAGACTTCGTGGGTGTAGATATGCCGGACTTTCATGGCTACACCTTGAACGGGTCAGACCCAACGCTGCCCATCGCAGCGATCGCGGCGTCTTGCACGGCTTGGTACTTATCGGCCGGGACATCCCGCACCATCTTGATCCCAAAGCCATCGAGCAACAGCTTCGAGACGGCGGTCATCCCTTCCTCGTTGGTCTTGTGCTTGCCGGCCAATTCCTGCAACGCCTTTTTCATCGACTCAAACGTGGCGCTGGGAACGGCCACCTTCGCATCGGCTGGCATCGGGACTGGCGCGGGTTCGACGGTCACCGCTTCTTTCGGCTTCGGCCCACGCTTTTTGGGGGTGGGAATTTCTTCTGCGGCCACCGCCGCATCCTTCAACAACGTGGCACCGCTGGCGAGGGTGGTGGACTGCAACGCGGGACCGTCCCACCCGGCGACCATGCTGCGAATCTTGCCTTGAATTTCGTCAAGTGAGATGCCTTGAATCGTGAGAGTCAACATGATTACGCTCCTTCAAATGGGTTAGGGTTATTGACTGGGGCCTTGTTGATCATCGCATCGCCTAAGAGTTGACAGAGATCGCGCATCTTGCGGGAGAGGACTCGTTGTACCTGGGTGTCGATGGAATCCGGCAGCATGAACACCCGCGCCCGACATTTCTCTTTTTGCCCGAGCCGGTGGATCCGCATCATGGCTTGGGCGTTATCGGCCGGCACATAGGATTGTTCGATGAAGGCCACTTCATGCGCGGCCGTCAGCGTGATCGCGGTCCCCGCTGCCTGGATGTTGCAAATCGCCACCCGCACATGGGCCAGCGTTTGGAATTCCTTAATGTAGCGGTTCTTTTTCGCTTGCGGCGTTCCACCCCAGAGGACGAAGGGATGGAAGGCCATCATGCGTTCACGCACTTCGCGGAGCACCGACTTGTGATGGCCGAAGATCACAATTTTGTGATAATCGCCGCGCTTCAACTCAGCGGTGATCATCTCGCACATGGCCGGGATCTTCGAGAGCGCCACGTACTGGCGAGAGAGCGTACACTTATCTGAGAGCCCTTGGATCGCCTTCAAGCCCGATTCACTCGCGGCCCCCACCGCGTCCAGAAGGCGTTGCATGGTGACCATTTCTTTCGAGACCTCGTCTTGGACACTCGCAATGGTGCGAGTCCCCATGATCACCTCGTGATGCCAGGACCGGAGTTCTACCTCTGATGGTGGCACCACCACGTCTTGAATGCGGAGATCGGGGAGTTGCACATTCACTTCGTCTTTCCTCCTTCTAAGCATAATGGGGGCGAGGAGTTGTCGCAGTTCGGGGATGCGCACGGATCGGTGGACTCGGATGTCGTGATACGGTGTGTAGCTGAAGTCGGTAAACCGGCGCATGAAGGCCCAGTAATCAAGCCCAGTAGCCCCAAATGCACGAAGTAACGGATACAAATTTCCCGCATGATTACGCGCCGGAGTGCCGGAGACTGCCCAGAGCCGATCCGTAACGCGCAGCAAGTTCTGATAGACTTCGATGGTCCGCTGCGCGTTTCTGTTTTGGAGGACGTGGCTTTCATCAAGCACCACCACGTTCCAATGTTCCAACAATAACGAAATAGCGATGTCTCTCGTCGCCAGTAAGTCGTACGAGCAAATCGTTCCATTGTCCGAAGAGGAAAAACTTGCCGTCTTGTGTTCGAGAATCGAGAACCGCCTGACGAAGCAAGAGACAGTCGCGAACTGGTCCCGCCATTGATAGCGGGCTATCGCTGGGCAGAGAATCAAGATACGGTCCAAGACGTTCAACGAATCGACGGCTCTGATCACTTGGGCCGTCTTGCCTAAGCCCGGTTCGTCCGCGAGGAGTCTGTATTTGTGCTTCGTCAGCCATTCGGCCCCCTCGATCTGGTACGGATAGAACGGAAAGCTCACTTGAAGATGTCGGGATCAGGAGCCGGGACTTCAGCGGGCCCACGGAACACCACGCCAGAAGGGAGGACACTCTGCGTAATCGTCGCACCAGACACCTCCTCAAAAAGGATCAACGCCAGCAACGCATAGACCGCCAAGTCCATGAAGCTGTCCCGCGCTGATTCATTCGCAAGCCCACCTTCCTTCGCCAACTTCTGCAGCCGCTTCACCTTATCGTTCGCCCGCACCATTGCGCCCACCCAGGACGGGATGCCCCACTGTTCAGAGCCTCGGATGTTGGCTAATGGATCTCCATGAGTGCCGTAATCCATCTGCTTTTTGTCATGCAGATCACCGATCTCTTTGAGCAATGCGTGGAACCGTGGATCACCGGGTCGCTTCTCAGCCATTGACGCGATTGCATCCTGCAGTCGTGACATACGCCCTCCTATTGAACACTCGTCGCACCACGTAATTGCGGCCGATCGAGAGCACGGTAAAAAACAGGGTGATGATATTCGCTTGGACAAAGGTGACGGGCCACCCCATGAGCGGATAGATCCAGAGGGACGCGAAGAGGCTCACGAGGTAGCCCGCCATCGTATTAGCGATTGATTCAATCGCGGAATGCTTACGGGTTTGCATTAGAACAGCCCCACCGCAGGAACTTGTTTCCACAGCAAATCGTCCCAGTCAAATTGCCAGACCACCCCTAATGCGGTGAGCCCGACAATCGTGGGGTGCCGCTTATTACTCGGGTGCGCGACCGCCACTTGCACAAACTCAATGCGTTTCTGTTCCCGTGTGTCCGTCACAACGGCACCCCTTTCATGTGGTGGGCGTAATAGGCGAGCAATGCAGCTTCCGCTCGGCCATCATCCTTGACCCGCGAGAACAAGCCGGCCACTTGCGGAAACAACTGACAGGCCCGTTTCCTCGCGGCATCTTTGCGATCCGCTTTATCCTCGATCGATGCAATGCCCATCGCGCGCTTCCAGACCCCCGGTGTAATCGTGGAGAGGGGATAGCCCAAGCACACGATCATCGAATGCAGCGCCCCGTTGGTGAACCCAAAATTAAATGCGGAGGTAATGCCTTGCTTCGGCATCGCGTTGACTTGCTCGATGACCACATGGGGGGAGAAGACTTCATAGCATTTCAACATCTGGTAGAGGCGGTGGAGATCGAGTTGCACCTTCTCGCTCTTATTCACTTTGATCGTGAGCGTGGGGAGATCGTGGCACATGACCGCTTGATTCATATACACGGCGTAGGCGCCTTTCACACCGGGATCAATGCCGATGATCATTCGTGTACCTGCAGTATCATTCGTCCAAGGATCTCAGCGAGGTGTGGGACAATGGCATTACCGAGCGCCCTAAGTCGGTCCACCCGCTGGGGTACCCCATGAGCCACTCGACCCACGTCGGGTTCAGACTCCCACTCACGATGTTCTTGCCATGACTCTGCAGTCCGTCCCGCCGATTCGCCGTGGGTGTCGGAAATGTGTGAACCGCATCTTGCAAACTCACTGAGTGCCCGCCCGCTTTCCGCTTCTCCACGTTCTGCGGGCCACCCCTCGGGTACGAGTCGGGCGTCGGCCACAAATTTCTCGCGGCCATCATATCGAGCGTCGGGCGAATCTTCCCCGTGCGGCCGTTGCCCCCTCCCTGATTGTATCCACCCCGATGCGCCGTGATCGTCGGATAGAGCGCGCGACACCCTGGATGCTTCTGCATCGACGGGCAGAGTTGATTGGCGGTGCTGGTCGCCGTAGCCAAGAATCCAGAGCCGTTGCCGGATGTGCGGGGCGTCGACGGCACAAGCCGGTAGACAGACCGGCCAGACGGCGTAGCCGAGACTTTCCAAATCAGCACACACTTGGTCGAGTGCCATGTTGATAAGCCCAGGCACATTTTCGCCAAGGAACCAAGCGGGCCTGAGAGTGTCAAGGCATCGGACCACTTCCGGCCAGAGATAGCGGTCATCTGCCGTGCCTCGTCGCTTCCCGGCCTGAGAGAAGGGCTGGCAGGGGAAGCCCCCACAGATGAGATCCGGCGACGACGTGAAGAGATCCCAGTCGATGGCTCTGATGTCGTCATAGCAGGGGACGCCGGGAAATCGCTGTCTGAGAACGGATCGACAAAACCCGTTGTTCTCACATTGCCAGGAGATGCGGAAACCGGCGCGTTCAAGTCCAAGATCAAATCCTCCAATCCCAGAGAAGAGAGAACCGACCGTCAACACTACAGCCCCAACTCCTTCAGCTTCTCGAGCCCACTTTTGGCAAACATCTTGACCACGTTCGCCCGCCCACCCCGATAGACCAACGGGGGCCGCTGGGACCAGTCTTCGAACTTCATGAAGTGGGGACGCTTGGCCGCACGGGAGCCCTTGTAGTGGTTTTTACAGAGCCCGGTCTTCGGCTTCTGTTGTTTACTTTGTGCGTGCAACGGCGCCCCGCACACATGGCAGAACCCCACGATGACTTTCCTCATGACCGCCTCACGCAGCAATAGAGGGCGCTCATCGGCTTGCCGGCTTTCGTTTTTTCCGTGTGTGCAATCGGATGGCGTCAAGCGTTTTGGGGATCCGGAGGAAGTTCGGGCACGAGAGGACGCGGAGGTGTTTATTCATCTGTTGCATCTCGTCCCGCAGGTCCATGAGCACCATCAAGATGGCCTGGTCAGTCGTCGCGTTATCGGGCACACCCCAATTCGCGTTCTTGTGTCGCGCCATGCTTACCTCCGACACGGATCGGCGTAGGGGTTGGACCACGGTTCGCTGTAGGGACTCTGATACGTGCGGCCGAAGACTTCGCGCTCGAACTGGGCCGTCTCCATTTCAAGTTGGGTGTTCAAGGGGACGTCGAACTGGGCGCAACATTCTGTTGCCCCTGCCGCGTCATGCAGGGCGTAGCAGGTCGCAAAACCCATCGTGAAGCACGCGGCCATGATGAAGAGAACAAAAATCCCATCTCGTGTCGTAGAGTTCATAACGCCTCCTATGTCGCGGATTGACTGCGGAGCATGTGAACGGCTTGCTTCAACATGGCCTCCGCGAGCGTCGGTTGCAGATTCGAAAACCCGTCGATGATCAGGCGAACGTACTGTTCCATCTCGTCGAGCGTGTAGGATTTTTCTTCCACGTCAGCCTCCCATCGCGATCAGGTAGTGACAGGCCGCAAAGCCGATCACCGCGCCCATCACAAACACCGCGAGGACGGCGAGGGTGGCTTTAGCGAGTAACAGATCGTCGGATTCTTCGGGGTGATACTCCATGCGACACCTCCTGGTTAGCCATTCTGTCCAGAATTCCCCTGATGAGTTTCAGTTGCAATTCCAAGTCTTCGACCCGCCTCTCCAACTGCTTTTGCTCGAGGGGGGTCATGACGGCAACCGCTCGATGTCGTCTTTCATAAAGCCTTGCTCGATCGCCACATCTTTTTGCCGGATCACTTCGGGGAACAACACGGCATTGCCGTTTTTCACGGCGAAGAATTTGAGGGCGGCACTATACCCTGCCAGCACGCTCTCGAGATTGCTATCGAGATTCACGGTGAACTTAAATTGATTCTGTTCCATCGTGAGCGCCCACCGCCACGGCCACACCTTGAGCGGGACGAGCTCGTAGTTGGTGAGATTGATTTCGGATTGCGTCAACTGGGTGGGCGTGATCACAAACAGGGGATCGATCATGTGGATCAGTTCTTTGAGGGCGCCTGAGAAGGCACTGGCGATGGTGCCCAGATTGGCGTCGGTGCGAAAGTCCACCCGCTTGCCCTCGGATCTCATCATGTGCCAGTAGAGGCCACTGGCCTTTTTCAGTTGGAAATCGGTGAGCCAGATCGGGGCGTTCATCATGGCTGGGTGTCCCTTTCATCTCGGCGGGTGAGTTGCTGTTCGAGATCACGCACACGAGTTTGAGCGTCGACAAGGTGCCGCCCCACAATCTTCATCGAGTGCCGATACCCCGTGAGCATGGTTTCCAACGCGCGAATCTTTTCGACTTGCTGGGTGCTGATCGTTTGCATGTGCCGGATGTGGGCTTCGAGCTTCTCGTACTCCTCCGCTGTGACCACCTCCACGGCGGGAGGACCACCGGGCTTCTCGGTACACAGATCGAATTCGTACACCCAGTACGTCACGGTGCCGTATCCTCCGGAGTCAAAATAATGCCTTGCATCCTCGCCGCTTCTTTGATCCCCGGCCACATCGCGGCAGGGACCAACCCATCCGTCCCACCCTCTTCCCGGCAATAGGTCCACCGATAAATGTTGGCGGGGTGGCGGTGATAACTTTTCTTTTGCAGATCCGCCAAACAGACCGAGAAATTCTTCACGCCCCCAAATTTGTTAATGATGCGCTGCGCCTGGGTCGACATCGGCCGGCCGTCTGGGGGTTGGTGGGATGTCATCGTCGCCAGTCCCTTCGGATTTGTGCGTCGGTTTGCATGGCTTGGGCGTAGATCGCGGCTTGCACTCGGCGGGCATAGAACGAGATCGCTTCGTTGTCCACGCGCCACTCATCGAAGGTCGGATACTTCATGGGCCCGCACCCGTTGAAACATTGAAAGCGATTCAACTTGACCGCTCCGCAGGAACAGAGGGTGTAGTCAGTGTCGGATTTTATTGTGGCCATGCGGATCGTTTTCATAGTTTTCCGGTTGCCTTGTATTTCTCTCGCCATGACAGGAGATCACTCACCACTTCTTTCGGCGTGCGATAGAAGATGTCTGCCACCAAGAGCACCGAGATCAACCCCTCAAGTTCTTCGGCCTCCGCAGCGGTGAGTCCAGGCTCATCGTTCATTGCGATCCACTGGCACGCTTTGACGTAACTGCCACGCCTTACCATTTCCACACCGCCGAGATAATCATGCCGATGAGACAGCCTTCGATGAGGAGGACGATCAGGGCTTGTTCCAGGGGGGACATTATTTGCTCGCTCCCTTCAGTTCG